CGATTGGAACAGCGGCGATTGGAACAGCGGCAATCGGAACAGCGGCGATTGGAACAATACCAACTTTTCCAACGGTTGTTTTAATACTGTTGAACCTACCATTCACCTGTTCAATAAGCCGTCAAGCTGGACATATCGTGATTGGCTGAATAGTGAAGCCCGTTACCTGATGAATCAGATTCAGGGGGATATTCTTGAATGGGTTTACCTGTCGGATATGACCGATGAAGAAAAGGCAGCACACCCAGAAGCTGAAACAACGGGTGGTTATCTGAAAGAACTGGACAATTCCGAATGCGCCGTTATTTGGTGGCGTTCACTGGATCAGCGTCAGAAAAATGTAATCATGGCAATTCCGAACTTTGACAAGGCAATCTTCAAGGAGATCACCGGGATTGATGTTGATGCAGATTAAGGGGGTGCGCTTATGCAGCTATATCCCCACCAACAGACCGCCTTAGAGAAAACCGCCCATTTCAACAGGGTTGCTTATTACCTTGATATGGGTTTAGGGAAAACTTTCGTTGGAAGCGAAAAAGCAAATTCCTACCCTGAAAAAATCGTGCTGGTTTGTCAAAAGTCGAAAATTGACGATTGGGTGAACCATTTTCGTGAACATTATTCCTTCACCGTGTTTGACCTGACGAACAAAAAGCAGCTTGAAGAATTCACGGGAACAATCGGGAAATGCGTTGGAGTTATCAACTATGATTTGGTTTTCAGGCGTTCATATTTCGCTTATATAAGCGGATTTACTTTGATGCTTGACGAGAGTTCCAACATTCAGAATGAAACGGCGAAACGGTCAAAATTCATTCTGAAAATGAAGCCGGAAAATGTAATTCTTCTTTCCGGCACACCAACAGCCGGGAAATATGAAAAGCTATGGTCGCAGCTTCGTCTGCTTGGCTGGAATATCAGCAAAGACCTGTTCTATAAGCAGTATGTTGAAATGGAATGGATTGAGGATCACAGCAGCGGGTTCAAAATCCCCCACATTGTAGGTTACAAGAATGTTGACCGACTGAAAATGAAACTTGCTGAACATGGTGCAATTTTTATGAAGTCGGAAGAAGTTTTTGATTTGCCTGAACAGATTGTGATTCCCGTTCATTCCAAACCAACAAAGGAATACCGCAAATTCATGCGGGATGCCGTTATCACTATTGACGGGCGGGAATTCATCGGTGACACAGTTCTTTCAAAACGAATTTACGCCCGGATGATGTGCAGCTACTTGAATAAAGAACGGGTTGCAGCCTTCAAAGATTTGGTTCAGTCCACGGAAGATAGATTGATTGTGTTCTATAACTTCAATGAAGAATTGAACACTATGCAATCAGCTATTGAAGAATTGGAACGCCCCGTTTCAATCGTAAATGGCAGCTTTAAGGATTTGACCGCCTATGAAGAAGCGGACGATTCAATCACATTTCTGCAATATCAGGCTGGTGCAATGGGCTTGAATTTGCAGAAAGCGAACAAAATTATTTACTTTTCAATGACGGACAGAAGCGAATTGTTTGAACAGTCCAAAAAGCGAATTCACAGAATCGGGCAGACACAGCCTTGCTTTTACTATCAAATGATTTGCCCCGGTACGGTGGAAGAAGATATTCTTCACACCTTGGAAATGAGAAAGGACTACACGGATGAACTATTCAAAAAGTATCAAGAAGCGTTCGATTGCTAACAGAATTATCATTTCATGGTTGGTTGTGGCGGTGTTCTTTTCCCTTGTCGGGTTCATTATCGGTTCAATCACTTCAAAGCACAGTGAACCCGACAAAGCAGAAACCACCATTTACGGGCAGACCGTTGACGGACGGGTTTTTGAAGGCGAAATGTCTATGGATTGGGGTGAAGGTGATTTGAATTTCATTCCCCTTGATGTTCCGCTGGACAAAGGCTTGCAGGAATTTATTTTCTACCTGTCCGCTGGCTACAACATGGATTTCACTTTCGTTATGGCGGTTATTCAGCAGGAAAGCCAATACAACCCCGATGCGGTGAGCAAATCCAATGATTACGGGTTGATGCAGATCAACGAGGTAAATCACCCGTACATAACAGAAACGCTTGGTATAACGAATTTTCTTGACCCTTACGAAAATGTGCGGGCTGGAATGTTCATCTTGCGTAAGCTGTTTGAAAAATATGAAACCCCTGAAAAGGTGCTTATGGCGTACAACATGGGGGAAACAGGCGCAGGAATTCTTTGGGAACAGGGAATTTTTGAAACTAACTATTCAAAATCAGTATTGCAAATTCAGCAGGAAATGAACGCTGAATTGGAAAGGAGTTCAAATGATTAGGTGTAAACAGGCTATGGAAGATTCCGCTTGCGGAAAAGATTGCTGCTGTTTGGAGTGCGAGGAAAAGGAAAACTGTAAGGATGTTTGTTCCGATTTATCCCCGAATTGTGAAGATGCGGTGACAGAGGAAACCGCCCTTGCCACGATGAAGCAGGAAGCGGCGGCTGTTATCAAGGTTATTGCAGACCTGACCTTGCAGAAGAAGCAGATTGAGGATCAGGAAAAGGCAATGCGTGAAAAGTTGCGTGAAGCAATGGAGAAATACGGGGTGAAATCCTTTGAAACCCCGGAAATCAAATTCACCTATGTTGCACCTACTACCCGCACAAGCATTGACAGCACGAAACTGAAAAAGGATTTGCCGGATGTAGCTGCAAAGTATTCCAAAACTTCCAAAGTTTCCGCTTCCGTCAAAATCACGGTGAAGTAAATGGGTGGGTACTTTGACACAAAAGGAACTTCTGAACATGGTGAAGTGGTTTGTTCGCAGTCACGCAGAAAACACCAACCGTGCAGGAAAGTATCTTGCAAACACCATGTTTGCCATGTAAAGAGTTCCCAAAGTGGAACGGAATATTGGGTTAGAAATATGAAGAAAGAAGGTGGATGTTATGACGAGAGCAGAAAGGGAAGCTGATCCGGGTGAATCCTTTGACGGGGGCTATCACCTTTATACAAAGGAAAAGCATAAGGAACGAGTTGCAAAAAATTCTGAACGGATTGACTACGCAATCAAGCAATTTGAGTTGAACAACATTGAATTCACCTTGAAAAATGAGCAAAGCGGGCATTTCCATTGTAGAAGAAAGTCAGATGATAAGCTGTTTCAGTTTTGGGCTGGAACGGGGAAAATCCTTGGATATGACCGTTTGCGGGGAATTCATTCACTTATCAAATTATTGTTGGGGTGATGCAATGGCAGAAGAAAAACTTTTTGAAGGGCAAATCAAGAAATACTTTCATTCTGTCGGTATCTACCCGGCGGGCTATCCAACGGACAGAATGAACGCCCCTATGGTGGGGTGGTACACCAAAATTTGGGGCGGCGGTTTTCAGAAGTCCGGCATTCCTGACATTATCTGTTGTGTGAACGGGGTAATGCTGGCGGTTGAAGTCAAGGCTTCCAATGGTAGACCTTCCGAACTGCAAAAGTTAAATATCAGCCGTATCAACAAATCAGGCGGCGTTGCAGTTTTCCTTTACCCGGAAGGGTTTGAACAGTTCAAAGAACTTTTGAAAGGGGTGATAAATTGCGGTATTCACATTCCAGCGTTGATTGCTTTGAAAAGTGCAAACACAAGTACGAAATGCGTTACATACACGGGATAACCACCATTCCCCCGGCTGAACCTGATAATGCCCTGATTATGGGGCAGACGGTTCACACGGGCATTGAAAAAAGCCTTGAAGAAGCAATCAAAGAATACAGTTTCAGCTATCCGATTATTACCGATGAACATATCAACGAAATAATCAAGTTTGAAACAGTGATCCCGCTTGCAAGGGCGGCAATCCCGCTCGGTGGGGCATTTGAAGTTGAAATTGCAGACAGCGATTTCCACGGGTTCATTGATTACCTTGTTCCCGTGGGTGATGGGTACTTTGATTTGTACGATTTTAAGTATTCAAACAATGTATCAGGCTATAAGCAGTCAAATCAGCTTCACCTTTACAAATACTTTTGGGAACGGAACAACCCCGGAAAGAAAATCCGAAATATGTATTTCCTGTTTATCCCAAAGGTATCAATTCGGCAGAAGAAAACCGAAACTTTGCTTGACTTCCGGCAGCGTTTGAAAGAAGAACTTGCCGGGGCAGAGGTCAAAACCGTTCAAATTGGGTTCAATCCTGAAAAGGTCATTGAATTCCTGTTTGGAATAAAAGCTATCAAAGAAGAAAAGGATTTCCCGCAAAATAAAAGCTATTTGTGCCGTTTTTGCGAGTATCAAGAAAATTGTGAGAAAGGATGGAACTATTTTATGAAGTTACCTGAAAACAAGAGAAGAAACATTGAAGCCGTTGAAAAGCGTGTGCTTTGGATTTATGGTGTTCCGTTTTGCGGAAAGACCACCTTCGCAAATAGCTTCCCTGATCCGCTGATGCTGAACACGGATGGCAATATCAAGTTCGTTGATGCCCCGTATATCCGCATTAAGGACGAAATCAAGGTTGAGGGGCGCATGACGAAAAGAACCCTTGCGTGGGATGTGTTCAAGGACACCATTTCCGAACTGGAAAAGAAGGACAACACCTTCAAGACGATTGTTGTTGACCTGTTGGAAGATTTGTATGAGCATTGCCGCTTGTATATGTATCAGCAGATGGGTATTACCCATGAATCTGATGATTCCTTCCGCGCGTGGGATAAGGTCAGGGGTGAATTTTTGAACACCTTGAAACGCCTTATGAACCTTGACTATGAAAACATTATCCTGATTTCCCATGAGGACACAAGCAAGGATATTACCAAAAAGGGCGGTGATAAAATCACGGCAATCAAGCCCAACTTGCAGGATAAGGTTGCAAACAAGGTTGCCGGAATGGTGGATGTGGTTGCCCGTATCGTGGCAGACGGTGACACCCGCACATTCAGCTTCAAGAGCAATGAAGTTATTTTCGGCGGCGGGCGTTTGAAGGTGAACGCAAAGGATATTCCGCTTGATGTGAACGCCCTGTTTGCGGTTTACGATGAAGCCAACAAGAACGCTGCTTCCGGCGTTGTAACGGCAACCGCTTCCACGGGAAAGACCGGGCGCAGCACCCGCAAGAAAGCAGAGGAAGCACCCGCCACAACCGCAGATAAGCCGCAGGACAAGCCCGCAGAGGAACAGGCGGTAAACAATACCCCTGAACAGGAAACCCCGCAGGAAGCCGCAGATAAGGCAGAGGAAAAGCAGTCTGAACAGGCAGCAGAGCAGCAGGACACAGCAGCCCCGGCTGATGGTGCTATGAATCCCCCGGAAGCCCCGGCAGAGGAAGAAAAGCCCCGCCGTAAGCGTAAAGCAAGAGATTAAGAAAGGTAGGTACACAGTATGAACAATCCGTTTGGTATTCCTGATGACCTGATGACAGCCGCTATTGTGGCAGCTATGAAGGAAAGAAGCGCACAGCAGCAGAAGAACAGCAAGCCGGAAAATCCCTTTAATGTGGATACGGTAGCTATGGCAAAAAAGTCCGCAAAGACTACAAAGCAGCTTTACGATGCCTATGTTGAAGTTGGCTTCACGCAGGAACAGGCTTTTGAACTGGTTAAGGGTATCTTGACCGCAAAGAAAAACTAATTACAGAAAGGTTAAACAGGTGAAAAATTATGGCTAACATTTGGGAAGAATTCGATAAGAGCATTGACACGGAAGGTTTGGCAAAGGATGTTGAGGAAGCAGCAGAAAACGGCGGTCGCCGTGAAGTTCCGCATGATACTTATGAGGTGGCAATCAACAAGCTGGAGCTGACAAAAAGCAAGAAGGGTGATCCGATGGTCACTTGCTGGATGAAGATTGTTGAGGGCGAGTACAAGGGCAGCTTGATTTTTATGAATCAGGTGGTAACGCAGGGATTTCAGATTCACATTGCAAACGAGTTCATGCGTGCGCTGGTTCAGGAGATGGAAACCCCTGTTGAAGTTCAGTTCAAGACCTATTCGCAGTATGCGAACATGATTATGGATATTATGGAAGCCATTGATAACAACTTTGAATACAAGGTTCGTTACTACGAGAACAAGGGCTATAACGCATTTGAGATTCAGGAAGTTTATGTTCTTGAAGATTAAGTGATACAACTTGTGACCTGACAAGTTAAACAGGCGGGTGGGTTGGTGGGAAAACAGCAGAAAGGGGTGAATGGATTGCTGTTTTATGATTTTGAGGTTTTCAAGTATGATTGGTTGGTTGTGGTAATGGATATGACCGCAAAGAAAACCCATGTGATAATCAATTCCCCGGAAGAACTTGAAGCCTTATATAAGGCAAATATAAAAGAAATTTGGGTTGGTTTTAACAGCCGCCACTACGATCAGTACATTTTGAAAGCTATACTTTGCGGGTTTGATCCTAAAAAGGTGAATGATTACATAATCACAAAGGGAAATCCCGGTTGGAAGTTCAGCAGCTTATTCCGGCAGTTCCCCCTTTGGAATTATGATGTGATGCTGAATACCGATGTGGGTTTGAAGTCCTTTGAGGGGTTCATGGGAAATGACATAAAGGAAACTTCCGTTCCCTTCAATATTGACCGCAAACTTACGCCGGAAGAAATTGCCGAAACGGTGAAATACTGCAAGCACGATGTTGAACAGACGGTTCAGGTTTTTTTGAAACGAACAGAAGAATTCAATACCATGATGTATTTCATTAAGCATTTCGGGCTTAGTATGGACTACATTTCCAAAACCAAAGCGCAGCTTGCAGCGGAGATTTTAGGCGGCAATCGCAAGGGGGCAGATTTTGACGATGAATTTCAGTTCCCTATTCTTGATTGCTTGCACCTGAACAAATATAAGCACATTGCGGAATGGTACGCAAATCCTGAGAACCACGATTACAGCAAGAAACAGGATAAACAGATTGTGGCAGGGGTTGAACATACCTTTGCATGGGGTGGCGGTCACGGGGCAAGGGCAAAATATTCCGCTGATGGGGTATTCCTTATCATTGATGTTACCGCCTATTACCCTTCATTACAAAAGAAATATCATTTTGGGTATCGTGTGATGAACCACCCTGAAAACTTTGAGTTTATCCACGATTCCAATATTGCCTACAAGCGGAAGGGCGATAAGAAAGCAAGACAGCCCTTCAAAATTATGGATAATGCAATCAGCGGGCAGATGAAACAGAAATCTTCCGCTTTGTATGACCCAATGAGCAACAACAGCATTTGTATCAATGGACAGCTTTTATTGCTGGATTTGGTTGAACACATTGAACCGTATTGTGAACTTATACAGAACAACACGGACGGTATCATTGTAAAGCTGAAAGACTATGAACATGATTTCGATGTGCTGGACGATGTTGTTTATGAATGGGAACAGCGAACAGGAATGAAAATGGATTTTGATACCTATATCGGAACAATCTATCAGAAGGATGTGAATAATTACCTTCTGATTGACCGAAAAACAGGGGCAGTCAAGGCAAAGGGTGGCTATGTTATGAAGCTGAATGATTTAAGCTATGACTTGCCAATCATCAACAAAGCCTTGGTTGATTATATGATTCACGGAATTCCAGTGCGCCGAACTATCATGGAATGTCAGGACTTGCGGGAATTCCAGCTTGTTTCCCGTATCAGCAGCAAATACACACACATTCTTTACGGCGATAAGCCTATCAAAGAAAAGTGTATCAGGGTGTTTGCTTCCAACAATCCCGCTGATCCGGGTGTGAAGAAGGTTCATGCGGTAAGAAAAACCACCGCAAAGCTGACAAATTCCCCGGAACATTGCTTCATTTTCAATGACGATGTGAAAAGTGTTCCCGTCCCTGATAAGCTGGATCGTCAATGGTACATTGATTTTGCAAATAAAAGATTATCAGATTTCGGGGTGGTGTGATGGACGATTTACATATTACTTACAACCACGGGAACGGAGAAATGCTTATTCATTTAGATTATTTCTTCCCGTGTTCACAGGTTCGTTTCAATAAGCTGCTGAAAATCATTGAACTTGATTGGCAGCATGAAGCGGAATTGAAAGAGAATTTGAAAGTTCACTTTCAAAAAAGAATTGCCGATTTAACAGCCTTGTGGAAAGAAAACAGTAAACTTTACTATGACAGCAAGGAAAAGGCGGCAAGTACCAAAGCAATTATTGACAGCCGAAAGCACCCGAACGGGTTGCCGCTTTCAAAGGATGAATTGAAAGAAGCAAGGGCTGATTTTAGAGCCTACACAGCAGCTTATAAACAGGCACTTTCGGATGCAAAGAGCAATAAACGGTTCAAAGAACGGTTTGAAAAATACTTAGAATCTATGTAAAGGCGGTGAGTTGAATTGTTCTTCAGGGGTTTTGTTGAAACCAAAAACAAGAAGTGCATAGAGAAATTCAAAGGAAGAACAGACTTCAAGACCTTTGAACAGGTTCAGTCATTGCCGGAATACGCTGGAATTTTGGCAGCGGAAACAATTCTGATTGATGTGGATGATTTTGAAGCGTCCGAAATACTGTTCAAGGTTGTAAAAGAATATGCGTTGACCTGTCGAGTGTACCGCACAAGCAGGGGCAAGCATTTTCTGTTCAAGAACAGCGGAGTACCAACCAACAAGACAGGCTGCAAACTGGCAATAGGTTTGACCGCTGATATTAAAATCGGTACAAGAAATTCCTATGAAGTTCTGAAATATGACAATCAGAACAGGGAAATTCTTTATGATACCGCTGAAAATGAGGAAGCCCAGCAGCTTCCCCGTTGGTTGTTCCCGGTGAAATCCAAAATGGAGTTTTTGAACATGGAAACCGGGGATGGTAGAAATCAAGGGCTTTTCAATTACATTCTTACGCTGCAAAGCAATGATTTCAGCGTGGAAGAAGCACGGGAAACAATCAGGATCATCAACAAGTTTGTTCTGAAAGTTCCGCTTTCCGATGATGAAATTGAAACCGTCCTTCGGGATGATGCGTTCAAGAAGCCTGTTTTCTTCATGGGTTCGACTTTCCTTTTTGACAAGTTTGCAATCTTCTTGAAGAACAACAACCATATTATCAAAATTAACAATCAGCTACATATCTACAAGAACGGTATCTATATTTCCGGGCTGGCAGAGATTGAAGCGGAAATGATACAGCACATTCCGGGGCTGAACAGGGCGAAAAGAACGGAAGTCCTTGCTTACCTTGATATTCTGATCCGTGAGAATTCCAAAGCGGAAGATGCAAACCTGATTGCGTTTGAAAATGGGCTTTACAATATCGTGGATGATTCCTTTGTGGAGTTTACCCCGGAACACATTATCACAAACAAAATCAGGTGGAAATATAACCCGGAAGCCTATTCCGAACTTGCGGACAAGACCTTGAACAAGATTGCTTGCAATGATCCGCAAATTAGGGCGTTGCTTGAAGAAGCAATCGGGTATTGCTTCTATCGCAGGAATGAACTTGGAAAAGCCTTCATTTTGACGGGTGACAAATCCAACGGTAAAAGCACCTTCCTTTCAATGGTTCAGTGCCTTTTGGGGGATGAAAATATCAGTTCCCTTGACCTGAAAGAATTGGGCGATAGGTTCAAGACCGCTGAAATGTTCGGAAAGTTGGCGAATATCGGTGATGATATTGGTGATGAATTCATAGCAAACCCGGCAATCTTCAAAAAGCTGGTTACAGGCGAAAGAGTTTCAGCCGAACGCAAGGGGCAGAACCCGTTTGAATTCAATAACTATTCAAAGCTGCTTTTTTCCGCAAATAACATTCCCCGTATAAAAGATAAAACGGGTGCGGTGCAGCGGCGTTTGACAATCATTCCGTTTGATGCAAGGTTTTCTGCTGATGATCCTGATTTCAACCCGTATATCAAGCACTTGTTGAAAACTGATGAAGTCATGGAATACCTGATAAATTTGGGTATTGCCGGATTGAAGCGGGTTCTTCTAAACCGCAAGTTTACGGGTTCGACTAAAGTTCAAAAAGCAATGGACGAATACGAGGAAAACAACAATCCTATCATTGGGTTCTTCCGGGAATGTGAAGATGAAGAATTCCAAATCGAGAACGAACCAACCAATGTTGTTTATAAGCGTTATCAGGAATATTGCCTTGCAAACAGTTTGCAGCCTATGAGCAATATTGAATTTTCAAAGCAGGTCAACCGTATTTTGAATATGCGTGTTGAAAACAAATGGCTGAACGGTAAAAAACACCGTATTTTCATTAAAAAAGAGTAAAGGAAGGTGTGCATTTTGAATGAACAGAGAGAGAGAGAGAGAGAGAGAGAGAGAGAGAGAACAGAAAGTAAAGACTGGATAGGCAATCAAAACAGTATTTACACCACCTTGGGGGCTTCCAATCATACCGACAAGGAACGGCAGCAGCATGATTATTATGCAACCGAACCGAAAGCAATGGAACTTCTGCTTGCAGAAGAACAGTTTTCCCCGGTCATTTGGGAATGTGCTTGCGGTGAAGGGCATTTGTCAAAAGTGCTTGAACAGCACGGGTTTGAGGTTATCAGCACAGATTTAATTTACCGGGGGTTCGGTGATCCTGAACCGCTGGATTTCCTGAAAGAATCCCTTGAAGATTTTGAAGGGGATATTATCACAAACCCGCCGTACAAATACGCCCTTGAATTTGTTGAACAGGCATTGAACAGTGTGCAGCCGGGAAGAAAAGTTGCAATGTTCCTAAAGCTGCAATTCCTTGAAGGGAAAAGCAGAAAACAGTTCTTCTTACATAACCCGCCGAAAGTGGTTTATGTAAGTTCTTCCCGCCTGATATGTGCAATGAACGGGGAATTTTCAAAGTACCCTTCAAGTGCTGTTGCCTATGCGTGGTTTGTGTGGGAAAAGGGCTTTCAAGGTGATCCAATCATCAAATGGATAAACTGAAAGGGGTGCAAAATGAACAAAAATAATCTTTATTACAATAATGAAGGGTACGCTGACCCTACTGCATTTTACGGAACAAAGCAGATTGTGAAGGAAGAAGCAGAAACAGAACGGCGGGCAATCGTGCGATATGCGAACGGAACTGACCCGGTAAAATGCGGTGGTAAAACCCGCATGGATAACGGCAACGGTGCGTTGATGCGTATTCTTCCCGTTGCTATGCTTGCGGAAGCTGATCCACATGACAAGATGGTGACAGTGAAAAGCATTGCAGGGCTTACCCACAACCACCCAATTTCACATATCGCTTGCTTTATTTATGCGTTCATGGTTGAAAACCTGATGAACAATGTTGATAAGCGTTCAGCCCTTTCCAATGCAATTCAGGTTGTGGGCGGGCTTTATGGTGAAACTGAAATGTGGCAGGAATTCCGTTTCCTTGCTGAAATTGATAAGTTTGACCGTGACGAAATCAAAAGTTCCGGCTATGTGGTGGACACGCTGGAAGCTGCTGTTTGGTGTTTCCTGAATTCATGCAACTATCGGGAATGTGTTTTGCTGGCGGTGAACTTAGGCAGCGACACCGACACAGTAGCGGCGGTTGCTGGTGGGCTTGCCGGGATTTATTACGGTTGCGGTGGTGAAAGCGGCATTCCTGATGAATGGATTGCACAGATTCCCCGGAAAGACTGGATCAAGGGGTTGTGTGATAAATTTGAAAGTTAATTTTCAAAACTGAAAAACATTCAAGTTTTCATTCCAGTTACATTCAAGTTGTAGTTGTGGGAACTGGAATGCAAGGAAACGCTGACTATACGGGGCTTTTCATTCAATTCATTCAACTTCTTCAACTTGTTTTTGAGTTCTTTATAAGATAGAAAAAATCAATATCAATTTACAGTATTTTTCTAAAAATAGAGTAATAAGAAACAACAAGTTGAAGTTGAATGAATTACCCGGTGATTATTTGTAAACCCGCATGAACACAGACTTTTTCTTCATTCCACTTTCACATTCAAGTTAGAAAGGCGGTGCTTCTATGAAAGCGAAAGAATATTTGCAGCAGTTGCAGCGATTAGATACGATGATAAATCAGAAAATCAAGGAATTAGGTGATTTGCGCCTGATGTCGCAGAGTGTCGGCGGCATTGACTATTCAAAAGAGCGTGTGCAGTCCAGCCCTTCCGGGGATGCCCCATTTGTGAAGCCTGTTTTGCGTATGATCGAACTTGAACAGGAAATCAATGCAGAGATTGACCGCTTTGTTGATGAAAAGCATGAAATCATCAATCAGATTCAGGCTTTGCAGAACCCGAAACACATTGATATTCTGTATAAGCACTATGTTGAATTCAAACGGCTTGAAATCGTTGCCGTTGAAATGAATTTTACATATCAGTACATTGTTGAATTGCACGGTACAGCGTTGAAGGAATTCCAGCTTACCCATGAAAACCTATTGAATTCCAATGACGAACCCTGATATAATGATAAAGTGAAAAATCAGCGGGAACATAGTTCCTTGCTGATTTTTTCATTTTCCCGGTGGGGTACTCATAGCCGAATGAAAGGCAGGTCGGTGAACTCCTACTCACCGGGAAAATCTTTTTTATTGCCAAAATCACACAGAAAGGAAGTGAACTTTCAATATGGCAAAAGGAAAATATGAACACTGGTTGACAGAAGAAGGTTTGCTTCAACTGGAAGCGTGGGCAAGGAATGGTTTGACGGATGAACAGATTGCTTCCAATATGGGAATTACAAGAAGTACCCTGAATGAATGGAAAAAGAAGTATTCGGACATTTCGGACACCCTAAAAAGGGGAAAGGAAGTTGTTGACATTCAGGTTGAAAATGCTTTGCTGAAAAGGGCATTGGGTTATTCCTATGTTGAAACAACCCGTGAACAGGTCATTGATTATGACAAAACAACAGGCGTTCCAATCGGTTCACACATGGAAATTACAAAAGAGGTCACAAAGGAAGTTGTTCCTGATACCACAGCACAAATCTTTTGGTTAAAAAACAGGAAGCCGGAAGATTGGCGTGATAAAAGGGATGTTGCTGTTGAAGGTACTTTGAATACAAACAACCCGTTTGAAGGTTTGACAACGGAAGAATTGAGAAAGATTATTGACAATGAATGATCTTCAAAAATTCGCCCGCATTGAACTTTCTAAACGGGATTTTTTTGTATATTGCAATACAAAAGCACCTGACTTCTACAAGAAGGACAGAACCTTCCTTGTTGAATTTTGCACAGACCTTCAAACCTTCCTTCAAAGTGATGAACATGAAATCTTGGTTGTGAATATGCCGCCCCGTCATGGCAAATCACGAACCATAGGAAACTTTGTTGAATGGGTGCTTGGTAACGATCAAACCCAAAAGATTATGACGGGTTCATATAACGAAATTCTTTCAACCAACTTTTCAAAGGGTGTGCGAAACACCATTCAGGAAGTAAAGGCTGATAAGGATAAAATCATATATTCAGACATTTTCCCCGGTGTAAAAATCAAATGGGGTGATGGTGCTATGAATATGTGGTCGTTGGAAAATGGCTATAATAACTATTTGGCTACTTCTCCAACAGGTACAGCAACAGGTTTTGGCGCAACCCTGATGATTATTGACGATTTAATCAAATCTTCCCTTGAAGCGAACAACGCTGATACCCTTGAAAAACATTGGTCATGGTTTACTGATACAATGCTTTCAAGATTGGAAGAAGGCGGCAAAATCATAATCGTTATGACCCGGTGGCACAGCTTAGACTTAGCCGGACGGATCATTGACGAATACGGCGATAAGGTCAAGGTTGTTCAATACAAAGCGGTTCAGGATGATGGTTCAATGCTTTGCCCGGAAATTCTTTCCCGGAAGTCTTACGAAACCAAAAGAAAAGCTATGGGCGTTGAGATTGCAGAAGCGAACTACCAACAGAACCCGATTGACATTAAGGGCAGACTGTACGGAAGGTTCAAAACTTACACTGAACTTCCGAAAGACAGTTCCGGGCATTTGCTTTGTTCTGCTGTTAAGAACTACACTGATACAGCAGATACAGGTGACGATTTTCTTTGTAGTATCAATTATGTTGAGTACAACAAGGAAGCCTATGTTATCAATGTCATTTACACAAAGGACGGTATGGAAATCACCGAACCCGCCGTTGCAAAAATGCTGTATGACGATAAGGTGAATGTTGCTGATATAGAATCGAATAACGGCGGGCGTGGTTTTGCCCGGAATGTTGGTTCTATTCTTCAAAGCAAGTATAACAGCAACAGAACGGTTATACACCCGTTCTTCCAGTCAAAAAACAAACAATCCCGCATACTGTCCAACAGTACATGGGTTATGGAACACATATATTTTCCGCAAAATTGGGCTGACCGCTTCCCTGACTACTACACAGCTATGAGCCGATACCAAAAAGAGGGAAAGAACGCACATGACGATGCCCCCGATGCAACAACGGGCATAGCTGAAAAGGTTGGTTGCGGTGAAGCGTTCAGTTTCGACTAAAAATAACACATTAGTAACAAAAAACCTTGAAATCATAGTATTTCGGGGCTTTTGTCTTTATTATGCGATAGAAAGAAGGTGAAAAGGGTGAGCCTGATTGACACATTGGCGGTCAAAGTATCGAACCTGATTTTGCAGGGTGCAGATATGAGCGATAAGCAGTTCTTTGAACGGGAAATTCAGAAGTGGAAGAACAGCCCGCAGCGTATCATGCAAATCAAAGGGCATTTGTACTATGACAATGAACACGATATTTTGCACCGAAAGCGAATGATGATCGGTGAGGGCGGTAAGCTGGAAGAAGTGGATAACCTACCCAACAACCGCCTGATTGATAATCAGTATGCAAAGCTGGTGAACCAAAAAGCAAACTACCTTTTAGGTCAACCCTTTGCCATTGAGGGCGAAAATCAGCAGTATGTTGAACTTTTGAAAAAGGTATTCAACAAGCGTTTTATGAAAACCCTGAAAGCAGCAGGAAAGGCAATGCTGAACAACGGTATCTGTTGGTTGTACCCTTATTACACCGAAACGGGCGAATTTTCCTTCCGAATGTTCCCCGGCTATGAAGTGCTTCCTTTTTGGAAGGACACGGAACACACCATTCTTGAAGCGGCTGTCCGCTTGTATTTGGTGGTTGGGTATCAGGGTACAACGCCCGTGCTGATTGAAAAGGTTGAAATCTACGATTTGAACGGTGTTCACCGCTTCATTTTGGACGGTTCAACCCTTATTCCTGATTTGCAGGGTGTTGATGATAACACTTCCCCATATACCACAACCACGGGTGAGGACGGGAACACCCTTCCCCTGAATTGGGCGAAAGTTCCGCTGATCCCGCTGAAATACAATGAATGTGAAATCCCGCTTTTGAAGAAGGTGAAAACCCTTCAAGACGGTATCAATGTTATGCTGTCCGACTTTGAAAACAATATGCAAGAGGACGCACGGAACACCATTCTTGTATTGAAGAACTATGACGGAACGAATTTAGGGGAGTTCCGAAAGAACCTTGCAACATACGGTGCGGTGAAGGTTCGCTATGACGGGGAAACCAAAGGCGGCGTTGAAACCCTTGAAATCAAAGTCAATGCTGAAAACTATAAGGCTATCATTGAAATCTTCAAGAAAGCCATTATTGAGAACGGCATGGGCTACGATGCAAAGGATGATAGGCTTTCCGGCAACCCTAACCAAATGAATATTCAATCCATGTATTCAGACATTGATTTGGATGCTAATGACATGGAAACAGAGTTGCAAGCAGCCTTTGAAGAAATTCTTTGGTTTGTGAATGCCCACCTTGCCAATACCGGGCAGGGCAACTTTGACGGTGAGGAAGTCAACATTATCTTCAACCGGGATATTCTTATCAACGAGAGTGAAGCAATAGATAATTGTCAGAAGTCCGTTGGTATTCTTTCCGATGAAACTATTGTTGGTATGCACCCGTGGGTTGATGATCCGCAGCTTGAACTTGACCGCTTGAAAAAGCAGAAAGAGGAACAGCAGGCAGAATTTGAAGCCCAGCAATTCAACCCGTTTGCACCACAGCAGCAGAAGGGCAACGCCCCGCCTGATGATGAAGGGGGTACGGTGAATGAATAACGCTGAATACTGGAAGTTGCGGTTTGAACAGCTTGAACAGGCGCAGAACCAAAAGGGCGTGAAAGCCTATGCTGATATTGAACGGCAGTATAAGGAAGCCCAAAAGCAACTTGAAGGGCAGATTGCCCGCTGGTATCAGCGTTTTGCAACCAACAACGGAATTTCCCTTGCGGAAGCACGGCAGTATTTGAAGGGTGCAGACCTGAAAGAATTTAAGTGGGATGTGCAGGAATATATCAAGTACGGACAGGACAACGCCTTAAACAGCGGTTGGATGAAAGAACTTGAAAATGCTTCTGCAAAGTATCACATTTCAAAGCTGGAAGCCCTGAAAGTACAGACACAGCACAGCCTTGAAGTCATGTATGCAAAGCAGTTCGGCACTATGCACGGGGCTTTGTCGGATGCCTTTGAAAGCGGGTACTATCACACAGCGTATGAACTTCAACACGGGTTCAATGTTGGTTGGGATATTGCCGGACTGGATCAGGCGCAGATTGAAAAGGTGCTTGCTAAACCGTGGGCGGCTGATGGGTACAATTTTTCTGAAAGAATTTGGGGAAACAAGAACAAGCTGATTTCGGAAGTCCACAACGAACTTTCCCGGAATATCATGTTGGGTGCTGACCCGCAAAAGACTATTGATTCCCTTGCAAAGAAAATGAACACTTCCAAAAACAACGCCGGAAGGCTTGTAATGACGGAAGAAGCCTATTTCAGTTCAGCCGCACAGAAGGATTGCTTTGAAAGTTTGGGCGTTGAACAGTATGAAATTGTTGCAACGCTGGATTCCCATACTTCCGACATTTGCAGAAGCCTTGACGGGAAGCATTTTCCCATGAAGGACTATCAGCCGGGAGTGACCGCCCCGCCGTTTCATGTTTATTGCCGTTCAACGACCGTTCCATATTTCGATGAACAGTTTGACATTGGGGAACGGGCGGCAAGGGATGAAGCAACCGGGAAAACCTACTATATTCCCGATGATATGAATTATCAGGAATGGAAGGAAACCTTTGTTGATGGCGGTGACAAGTCCGGGTTTGATGTGCTGGACGATGGTTCAGCCCTTCACTACACCCACCATGAAGAACCTGAACCGCCGAAACCAAAGAAGGAATATCTGACAAAGAAAAAGCTGCAAGCGAAAATTGCTGATGCGGATGTTCAGCTTGAAGATTTGGAAGCCCAATTCAAGGGCATTTCCGGGGGTTGGACATTCGATGAAGTTTTGAAGGACTTTGGAAGCCTTGAAGATTTCACGGATGGGGATGATCTTGCAAAGCTGAAAGACATTCATTCACAGGTAGAAGCCATTGAAACCCAAAAAGCAGAGTGGCAGCAGAAGTTGAATGAAAAGCTGATTGTAGAGCAGAAGAAAGCCCTTGCGAAACAGCAGGTGGAACTTGAAGCACAGAAAGCCGCTGTTCAGCAACAGCTTGATGATTTCGAGGTCAAGACCTATTCCGGCATTTGGTACAACAAGGATGTGACAACCGCTGATTGGGCGGGGCTGAATATCGATGGTAAGAAGAAGTATTATGAAGGGAAGTTTATTACCGAAACTGACCCCGATTTGATGCAGAAGTATCAGGATTTATACAAGCAGTTGGAAGAACTTGATACAGAGGGCAAAGCCTACGCTGACATTCAGAAAGAGTTGAAACAAATTCAAAGCCAAATCACCAAAGTTCAAGCGGATTTGAAAAAACTTGAACAAGGTGGTATAATTGATTCGGTGGACGATGCCTTTTCGCAGGAACGCAAGGATGCCGCTATTTGGGCGAAAACAACCAAAGAAGCGGATGATGTTTTGCGTGATACTTGCGGTGAGGTTTGGCGCACTTCCTCATCGATTCAGAAAAATGCAATCTATGACTACACCCAAAGTTACCACAAGTTCAACGAACCGTTGCGTGGTATCGAATACGGCAGCGAAAAGTTCTTAGGTGTTGGAAATGTGGATTTAGACCAAATCGGCGTTTCCTATCAGGGCTGGAAGCCCGGTCAGATGCGGAAAGAAATAAACGCTATGACCGACATTATTTCCAAATCGACATACAAGGAAGATTTTTGGTTGCAGCGTGGTTGTAGATTTAAGGGCATGGACAAATTCTTCAATGTTCCTATGGATCGCTTGCAGAGTGCAACACAGGCAGAGTTGGAACAGTTGCTTTTGAATACAACACCGACTGAATACGGCTTTTGTTCTTGTGGTGTTGCCAAAGGCAAAGGATTCAGCGGTGATATTATCCTGAATATTTACGCCCCTTCCGGCACACAAATGATGTATGTTGAACCGTTTTCGGCTTTCGGAAATGGCGGGGGTAAGAATTGGGATGGTATTGCAAAGCAAGGTTCTTTCGGTCAAGAATCGGAAATCATATTGCAGCAGGGAACAAAGTTCCGTGTGACAAAGGTTGAAAAAACACCCGGTATGATTTACATTGACCTTGAAGTGATTGAACAGACCCCGCAACGATAACAGAAAGAAGGTGGTTACATGGAAAAGAAAACATTATCTGAACGCTATGCGGATGAAGTCCTTACCGACAACACCGCCTTGAACCACTATTCACAGTGTAAGGGATGTGTTTTCCGTGACAAAACCACTGTAAGCGGTGAAGAATGTGGATGGCAAAAAGCCGTGTGCCACATTTACGGAAGAAGTACCGCTTCCCGGTTGAAATATTCAAGCGGTGAACTGGTATTTCCATACACCCCGGTTGAACCCGGTGATAAACCGAATGAGGTTTACAACAACACCGCAAATTGTGAGTATTACGAACAGGAAAAGCGGAAGAAATAAGCACTTTTGAAAGTTTATTTTCAAAGGTGCTTTTTTCATGCCATTTTTCAGGTAACAGCTATATCAAAGACCTTGAAAACAACGGTATATGCTGATTATATGAGGTCGATTTTTCAGAAAGGGGGTAACAGATATGATTGATTTGACAACCGTTGCACAGGCGGCACTTGTCTTTTTCGGTGCGGTGATTACAACCGTAATCGTTCCGTGCGTGAAGAAGAACACCACCGTTCAGCAGCAGAAGGAAATCATGGGTTGGGTGAAAATCGCTGTTGCGGCAGCAGAACAGCTTTACAAGGGTTCTGACCGTGGCGAGGAAAAGAAAGCCTATGTTTTGGACTGGCTGAACAAGCAGGGTATCACGATTGATGCCGATAAGCTGGATGCCATGATTGAAGCAGCAGTTCACGAAATCCAGTAACCCCCGCAAATCGTCTTTTTCGTATTGCAGACGGTAAAGAACAAGGTTCATTGCGTGGTTCGTCACCCACGGTAAACAACGGAAATGAAAGGATGGTACAAAACTATGAAAAAAGAAGATTTGATTGCAATGGGGCTGACAGAGGAACAGGCAAAGAAGGTTATGGATTCCCTTGACGGGAATTTTGTTACCAAAGCCCGTTTTAATGAGGTCAACGAGGAAAACAAGACCCTGAAACAGTCTGTTGCTGATAGAGATAAGCAGCTTGAGGATTTGAAGAAGTCCAGCGGTGACAATGCCGAACTGAAAAAGCAGATTGAAACCTTGCAGCAGCAGAACGCCGATCAGAAGAAAGCCCACGATGCGGAAATGGCACAGTTGAAGCTGGATAACGCCATTGATGCCGCCCTGACCGCAGCCGGAGCAAAGAACGCAAAGGCAGTTAAGGCGTTGCTTGACACTTCCAAAGTCAAACTTGGTGAAGATGGCAAGCTGACCGGGTGGGATGAACAGCTTACCGCCGTTCAGAAGTCGGATTCTTACCTGTTTGAAGCAAAGCAGCAGGGCAAGCAGACCTTCAAGGGATTTCAGCCGGGTGCTTCCGGTGGAGTAAAGCCGGGAACGAAAGTCGATATGTCCAAAATGACCTATGAGGAACTGGCGAACTATATCGAAAACAACCCTGATGCTGAATAACAAAATTCAAAAAAGTTCAAGAAAGGATTGAATAACGATGGCAAAATTTGATGCGAAAAGTTTTAATGAAAGAGCTTTCGGGAAGTATATGTCTGCTATCCCGAATGTGAAGCTGAATAAGCTGAAAGAGAGTAGGGCAATCGTTGCGGATCAGCGTTTGCGTGAAACCTTTGTCAACAACGGTCAGACGGGTACTGTTTACGCCGTTCTTCCCTATTTTGGGCTGATTGGCGGCGATGCACAGAACTATGACGGTGTTTCCAACCTTACCCCGGAAAAGACTGATACCTTTGAACAGGGTGTTTTCACTTATGGTCGAATGATGGGTTGGACGGAAGCGGATTTCTCCTATGATGTGACGGGCGGCGTTGATTTTATGGCGAATGTCCGTAATCAGATTAACCGCTATTGGAATGACAGAGATCAGGATACCATTCTTTCTATTCTGAAAGGTATCTTCGCTATGGCTTCCACTGGTACGGGCAATGTAAAGACCGCAAACGCCGGCTTTGTTTCTGCCCATACTTACGATATTTCCGCACCCTCTACGGATGCGGTCACTACGGACGCTATGAAGGTAAGTGCAACCACGCTGAACAGTGCAATTCAGCAGGCTTGCGGCGATAACAAGCAGAAGTTCAGCCTTGTTATTTGTCATTCCACTGTTGCAACCAACCTTGAAAACATGAAGCTGATTGCATACCTGAAATACACGGATGCAGAAGGCGTTGAGCGTGATCTTGGTATGGCAACTTGGAACGGCAGACTGGTTCTGATTGATGATTCTATGCCTGTTGAGGTCAAGAATGTGGGTTCTACGGGCGGTGATGTTTCCCTTTACACCACCTATATTCTTGGTGAAGGTGCAATCGGCTTTGAGCCTGTCGGCGCAAAAGTGCCTTACGAAATGGTTCGTGATGCAAAGACCCGTGGCGGTGAAGATACCCTTATTTCCCGTAAGCGTAACGCAGTTTCCGTGGCTGGTATTTCCTACCTGAAAGCAAGTCAGGCAACCAACAGCCCGACTAATGCCGAACTGGAAAACGGAAAGAACTGGTCGTTGGTAAGCAACGGCACGGATTATATTGCACACAAGGCAATTCCGATTGCCCGCATTATTTCCCGTGGTTAAGTAAGGCGGTGATTCCCAATGCTGGATATGGTAAAGGAACGCTTGCAGTCTTTCGGATATGAAATTCAGGATGGTGATGAAATCATCCTGAATTTTTCTATACAGAAAGTGGAAAACACTATAAAGAATGATTGCAATGTATCTTCTATACCTGACGGATTGGTGAATATCGCTGTTGATATGGCGGTAGGTGAATTTTTAACGGCAAAGAAAACCTTTTCGCCGGATAGCATTGCAGGGCTTGATTTGGATTTTGCGGTAAAGCAGATACAGACGGGTGACACCAACACAGTATTTGCAACCGGGGAAGGAAGTTTGACCGCTGAACAGCGATTGAACAATTTCCTGAATTATCTTCTGACTTACGGCAGGGATCAGTTTTCTTGTTATAGGAAAATCAAATGGTGAAAACAGTTGCAGCCGCCCGAAAAGCGGCACGGAAAGCGATTGAAAGCACCTATGAAGGTGTTTGCACCATTGTTGAACGCCGTGATATGCGGGATGAAGTAACCAAAATCACCCGCAAATCAGAAGTAACCGTGATTGAAAATCAGCCTTGCAAATTATCCTTTGAAAAGTTGAACGCCGTTGTTCAAACAGATGCAGCGGCGGCAATTTCCCAAAGTACAAAGTTATTCATATCGCCGGAAATCGTGGTAAATGGGGGTTCAAAAATCATAGTGGAACAGGACGGAAGAAAAGCCGAATATTCCGCAAGTGGTGAACCCGCCGTTTATTCCAGTCATCAAGAAATCACGCTTGAACTGTTTAAGGGGTGGGCTTGATTGGGTAAGATGGGCGGTTTTACGGCGGCAGATTTGAAAAAACTTCAAAAGCAGTTGAACAAAATTCAGCAGGGCAATGTTGAAGCGTTCATTGATGCTTGTGCAAAGGAACTTGCCGCCCGCCTACTTGCCAAAGTTATCAAGCGAACACCTGTCGGGCAGTACCCGAAAAGTTCAGGTAAAAAAGGCGGTACACTTCGCCGGGGCTGGACTTCCGCAACCCATGAAGAAGCCGCAAGCGGCAGCGGAAAAGGCAATGCGAAAGCATACGCTGATTCCCTGAAAATAAACCACTTTGGAAATACCGTTGTGATTGAGATTGTGAACCCGGTTGAATATGCTTCCTATGTGGAGTACGGACACCGAACAGCCAATCATCAAGGGTGGGTTCAAGGTCGGTTCATGCTTACGATTTCGGAACAGGAAATTCAGAACATAGCCCCGAAAGTGCTTGAAAGCAAAATCAAAAAGTTTTTAGGGGAGTGCATGAAATGATAAATTCGATAATTGAAGGTATCAGCATTTCCTTAAATGCTGAATTTGGTGATAACTACACCACATATACAGAAAGCGTTGAACAAGGTTTGAAAGAACCTTGTTTTTTCGTGTTCTGTATCAACCCAACGAACCGTGTTTTCCTTGGAAAACGGTACTTCAAGACCAATCAAATGTGTATTCAATATTTCCCGGTTGACAAAGACCGCAAGAAAGAGGAATGCAACGCCGTTTCGGAACGGCTGTTTGATTGTCTTGAATATATCACCGTTTCCGGGGATTTGGTACGGGGAACAAAAATGAATGCTGAAATGGTGGACGGAGTTTTGAACTTCTTTGTGAACTATGATTTCTTTGTTTACAAGAAGGAAGATACCGTTCCTATGGAAGAACTTTCGGAAAGCGTTTCCGTGAAAGGATAGGTGAAATAATGGCAGCACGAAAAAGCGCAAAACCCGCTGACGGTGAAGCGGCTGTTGTTGAAAGTAAATTTTCAAAAGAACAGTTGCTTTCCGCAAAGCGTTTTCAGGGCAGAAAGGACATTGTGAACGCCCTTCTGATGAAATACCCTGACACAGCCACTTTCACGGTGAATGCCGTGGAAGAAATGATTGAAAACTACATGAAAGGACAGGTGAAATAATATGGCTTTAGGCGGTGGAACTTTCGTGGTTCAGAACAAAAAGTTGCCGGGTGCATATATCAACTTTGTTTCGGCAGCTTCCGCTTCTGCAACCCTTTCTGAAAGAGGTATCGCAACGATGCCCCTTGAACTTGATTGGGGTGTGGATGGTGAAATTTTTGAAGTAACCAACGGCGATTTTCAGAAGAACACCCTGAAAATTTTTGGTTACGGCTATACCCATGAGAAGATGAAGGGGCTTCATGATCTGTTTCAGAACACCAAAACCCTTTATGCGTACAAGCTGACTTCCGGGGGTACAAAGGCAAGCAATACTTTCGCAGAAGCCCTTTATTCCGGCGTTCGTGGCAATGATGTGAAAATCGTTATTCAGAAGAACGCTGACAATGAAAAGATGTTTGATGTGAAAACGGTGCTTGATGGTGACATTGTGGACGAACAGACCGTTGAAAAGGCGGCTGAACTTGTCGCAAATGATTTCGTGAAGTTCAAGACTTCCGCAACGCTGGCGGTTACGGCAGCAACCCCGCTTGCGGGCGGTACGAACGGCACGGTGAACGGCACGGCTTATCAGAAGTATCTTGATAAGATTGAATCCTACACCTACAACACTATGGGCGTTGTGGTTACGGACGATACCACAAGGGGGCTGTTCAATTCCTTTGTGAAGCGTTTGCGTGATGAAATGGGTATCAAGTTTCAGCTTGTGCTTTATCAGTACGCTTCCGCTGACTATTATGGCACAATCAGCGTTAAGAACAAGGTTCTTGATGATGGTTGGAGTGAAGCAGCCCTTGTTTATTGGGTGACTGGCGTTTCCGCTGGTTGCGAGGTGAACAAGTCCAATCAGAACAAGAAATATAACGGCGAATTTACCGTTGATACTGACTATACGCAGACTGACTTGCAGAAAGCGATTGATGCGGGTGAGTTCATGCTTCACAAGGTCGGTTCTGATGTGCGTGTGCTTGAAGATATTAACACTATGGTTACTACTTCCGACACGCAGGGCGATGTATTCAAGGACAATCAGACCGTGCGTGTGATCGATCAGATTGCAAATGATATTGCGGTTCTGTTCAACACCAAATATTTGGGCGTTGTTCCCAACGATGCGGCGGGCAGAACTTCCCTTTGGTCGGATATTGTCCAGCACCATGAACAGCTTGAAGAAATCAGAGCGATTGAAGATTTCGCTGATTCTGATGTTGTTGTGGAACAGGGCAACACAAAGAAATCTGTTGTTGTGACGGATGCAGTTACCGTTGTGAATGCAATGTCTAAACTGTATATGACCGTCACCGTTGCGTAAGGAAAGGGGTGAAAAGGCATGATTCAGAATGTGACTATGAAAGCGAAAGATACCGTCTTTGCGGCTTTGGCTGAATGCTTTGTTACTATCGGCACACGCCGTTATAACTTTATGCAGGCAATCAATTTGGAAGCAAAGTTTGAAAAGACGAAAACGGAAGTTCCCATTCTTGGCAAGACTGGCAAGGGTAACAAGGCTTCCGGCTGGAAGGGTACGGGTTCGGCAACCTTCCACTATAACACTTCTATCTTCCGTCAGATGATGATTCAGTACAAGGACACGGGCGAGGATATTTATTTTGAAATTCAGATTTCCAATGAAGATCCTACTTCCGGGGCTGGCAGACAGACCATGATCCTGATTGACTGCAACATTGACGGCGGCATTCTTGCAAAGTTTGATGCAGATGGTGAATATCTTGATGAAGATATGGATTTCACCTTTGAGGACTTCAAGATGCCGGAAGCGTTCAAGGACTTGGACGGTTTTCTTACTAACTAATCACTGACACGGCGGGTAATAACCCCTTATGTGGGCTTTATATAGGCTCATATAAGGGGTTTTATATTGCCCTTGATAAATAAGAAAGGAAGAATATAAAATGTCTAAATTTAGCAAATTTATGAAAGCCAATAAGAAGGTAAAGGCTAACGAAATGCACCCTGTCACCAAATCCCTTTGTGATGAACAGGGCAACCCCCTTAATTGGGAATTCAAGCATATCACTTCCAAAGAAAACGAGGAAATCAGGGAGAGTTGCACCATTGAAATTCCCGTTACTGGCAAGCCGGGTATGTACCGTCAGAAGATGAAGTCCAGCCTTTACATTCAGCGTATGATTACGGCTTCCGTTGTTACCCCTGACCTGTACGATGCAGAGCTTCAGGACAGCTACGGCGTAAAGACCCCGGAGGAACTTCTGCTTGCTATGGTTGATGATCCGGGTGAGTATAACGAACTTGCCGCCTATGTGCAGAAGTTTCAGGGCTTCAATGTTTCCTTTGAGGATAAGGTTGAAGAAGCAAAAAACTAATAGAAGAAGGGGATTGGGAAGCGAATTATGCTTACTATGCCCTTCTGAAATTGCACATTTTACCTTCCGTTTTCCTTGCTATGGATGAACAGGAAAAAGCCTTTGTTGTGGCGGCGGTAAAGGTCAAAATCAAAAATGACAAGGAAAAAGAAAAGGAAGCAAAGCGAAAATCTAAAAAGAAAGGTAGGTGATCCGCATGGCTACAATCAGAACCGCTATTGAATTACAGGACAATTTCACAAGTGTTCTGTATCAGGTTATCAATTCCGTAAATCTTGGGCTTTCCGCTATGGAAGATTTACACCAAAGCATGAATGCACAGGTTGACACTTCTTCCATTGAAGCCGCACGGGATTCTATCAATCAGGCTACGATTGCAGTTCAGGAATTGGATGCAGCTATGCAGGGTGTAGAAGCACCCACGATTCCCACACCTACCGCCCCCGTAAGTACAGCACCCGTGAACATTCCAACCCCGCAACCTACACAATGGCAGTCTTATGACGGGTTGGAAGTGTTCAAGAATACAGGTGTTGAACGCTTTGAACAGGAAGTTGCAAGCGTGAATTCCATGTTGCAGGATTTGAATGCAGCCCAAAACCGCATTACACAGACAGCGGCAGAAAGTGAAGTTCTTTCCCCGCAAGCCCGGTATGATGTGGAAGCGGTTGAAAACAGGGTTCAGGCTTTGCAGCAGTCCATTGAACAGGTGGAACAAAACCCGCTGAATATCGGCTTTGATTCTGCAAATGCAAGTTTGGAGCAGTTAAGGGCAAGGCTTTCCCAAACCTTAGAACTGCAAGACAATCTGAATGCAGCTATGCAGGGTGCGGACATTTCTCAAATCAACGCCGCTTATTTGCAGCTTTCGCAGAATATCAGCGAAACGGAAAGAATGGTTCGGGATTCCTTTGAAAATATCCCGCCTGTTGAAATCCCGGTCACTTGGAAAACGGACAGTTTGGAAGTTTTCACTTCTACGGGTGTAGATAGATTTCAGCAGGAAGTTCAAAGTGCAAACAATATGTTGAACACTTTGAACACCACACAGGAACGCATTGCAAGCACGGCAGCACAAACCAACCTGTTCCCGGCAAGTGCTGTTGCTGATATGGGAAGAATGGGAAGCCGCTTGCAGGCTATCCAGCAGCGTATTCAGCAAATAGAAAACAATCCCCTGAATATCGGAACGGAAACCGCAAATGCGGAACTGGAACGGTTAAGGGGGCAGTTGGATCAGGCGGTTCAGGAACAGGAGAATTTGAACCGTGCTGTTGCTGATATGGATGTTCAGGCGGCAAATGAAGCCTATTTGCGGTTGTCGCAGACAATCGGCAACACTGAAAGCTATATCCGTGACAATGTGGACGAGCAAGGGCGTTTCAATCAGGAAATCAATGAAGGTGTTGTGAACGCCGATAACCTGATGAATGCAATTAAGGGTGCTGTTGCAGCTTATGCCACGGTTCAGACCGTGGGGAAAGTCCTTGACCTGTCCGACACGCTGACTTCAACAACCGCCCGTTTGAACCTGATGAATGATGGATTGCAGACCACACAGGACTTGCAGAACATGATTTATTTGTCCGCTGAACGGGCAAGGGGTTCTTATCAGGCAACGGCTGACGCTGTTTCCAAACTTGGACTTATGGCGGGCGATGCTTTCGGCAGTTCGGAAGAAATCGTTGCGTTTATGGAACAGGTCAACAAGCAGTTCACCATTGCCGGAACGGAAGCGGCGGGCATTGATGCCGCTATGTTGCAACTTACACAGGCTATGGGTTCGGGTGTTCTTCGTGGTGAGGAATACAATTCCATTTTGGAGCAAGCCCCGAATATCATTCAGGCTATCGCTGATTATATGGAAGTTCCCAAAGGTCAGTTGAAAGATATGGCGGCGGACGGTGCAATCACGGCTGACATTGTGAAAGCGGCTATGTTTGCGGCGGCTGATGAAACTAATGAAAAATTTGCGAGTATGCCGAAAACATTTTCGCAGATTTGGACTTCGTTTCAGAACACCGCTTTGATGGCGTTTCAGCCTGTTTTGAACAGATTGAACGAAATTGCAAACAGTGATGCTTTCCAGCAGTTTGTGAATAACGCCATTGAGGGGCTTTCTGTTGTGGCGGGTATTGCCCTTGAAATCTTTGATTTGCTGGTAAGCGTTGCGGGTACTGTTGCTGATAATTGGTCGTGGCTATCCCCTATTATTTACGGTGTAGCCGCCGCCCTTGCTGTATATTACGGTTGGCAGCTTGCGGTGAACATGATAAATGCTATCAGCAAGGGAATTCATGTTGCAATGGCAGTTGCACAGATGATTCATGCAGCAGCAACAGGAGCATTGACCGCAGCCACAGCAGCGGAAATTGCAGCACAGAACGGTTTGAATGCCGCCCTGTATGCTTGCCCTATCGTGTGGATCATCGTTCTTATAATCGCCCTGATTGCCCTGTTCTATGCGGCAGTTGCAGCAGTAAACAAATTTGCGGGAACTTCTGTTTCCGCAACTGGTATCATTTGCGGAGTGTTTGCGGTAGCGGGTGCGTTCATTGGAAACCTGTTCGTTACCCTGATTAACTTTGTGATTGATATTTTCGTTGTGCTTTGGAACTTCATTGCGGCATTTGCGAACTTCTTTGCAAATGTGTTCAATGACCCCGTGGGAGCAATCGCCCGGTTGTTCTTTGATTTGGTTGATACAATCCTTTCCCTGTTGCAGTCTTTAGCAAGTGCGATTGATACAATTTTCGGTTCAAATCTTGCGGGTGCTGTTTCCGGGTGGCGTGATTCCCTTGGTGGTTGGGTGGATTCCACCTTTGGCAAGGGAACGGAAGTCATGGCGAAAGTCAACGCTTCTGATTATCACCTTGACCGCTTTGAATATTCCGGGGCGTGGGATGCAGGGTATAGCTTCGGTGAAGGTATTGAAGATACCATTTCCAACTTTGACCCGTCCAGCCTGTTCAACACAAACATTCCTTCCGCAAGTGATTATGCCGATTTGAGCAACTACACGGGTTCTATCGGTGACGGTGTGGGCGATATTGCCGACAACACGGGTTCTATCAAGGATTCGTTGGACATTACGGAAGAAGATTTGAAATATCTTCGTGATATTGCTGAACAGGAAGCAATCAACAGATTTACAACGGCTGAAATCACCATTGAACAGACCAATAACAACAATGTTTCGGGTTCTATGGACTTGGACGGTGTTGTTTCCGGGCTGACCGATGCGGTGAATGAAGCGGTTGATATTATCACGGAAGGGGTGCATGAATAATGAGTAAAAACGGATATGACTTTTATCTTGGATTGTGCTTGTTACCAATCACCCCCGACAAGTTGACCGTGAAAATCAACAATGCCAATTCAACCCTTACCCTGATTGATGAAGGGCAGATTAACATTCTGAAAAAGGCTGAATTGACGGATGTTGAATTTGAATGCAGGATTCCACAAACCAAATATCCGTTTGCAAAATATAAAGCTGGATTTTTAGGGGCTTCTTTCTTCCTTTCTTATTTTGAAAATTTGAAAACGAGTAAGAAGCCCTTCCAGTTTATTGTTTCAAGAATGAAGCCCAGCGGTGGGATTCTTTTTGCAACGAATTTGAAGGTATCAATGGAAGATTACAAAATCACGGAACAGGCAAAGGAAGGTTTTGATTTGATTGTGAAAATCAAGTTGAAGCAGTACCGGGAATACAGTACAAAAACGGTGAATATCAAAATCGCCGCTTCCAAACCGAAAGCCGTTGTGCAGCCCACAAGGTCAACAGAATCAAAGCCGGAAAGTAAAAGCTATAAGGTGGGTGACATTGTGAATTTCCACGGTGGAACACACTATTACAGTTCTTATCCGGGGGCGAAAGGTTATTCAGCAAGAGCCGGAAAAGCAAGAATTACCATTGCGAACGGTTCAGGCAAAGCCCACCCGTGGCACTTGATACACACGGATTCAAGTTCAAATGTCTATGGTTGGGTGGATGAAGGAACATTTGATTAAGGGGGTGCTGATTTGGATGTAGAACTTTTAATTGCTGACCCTTCCGGCGAAAAGGCGTATTTGCCAATCACGGAAGAAGGAATTGAATGGAGTACGGAAAGAAGAAGCACACCCGGCAAGCTAACCTTCAAAATCGTAAAAGACAGCATAATCAATTTTCAAGAGGGTGCAGCTGTTCGCCTAAAGGTGGACGGTAAGCCCGTTTTTTTCGGGTTCGTATTCAGTAAGAAGCGGGATAAAGACCAAATTATCACTGTCACCGCTTACGATCAGTTGCGATACCTTCAAAACAAAGATACCTATGTTTATGAGAACAAGACCGCTTCCGAATTCATTCAGATGGTGGCAGCGGACTTTTCTTTGAATGTTGGTACGCTGGAAGATACCGGGTTCAAAATCGCTTCACGGGTGGAAGATAACACTTCCCTGTTTGATATGATTGAAAACGCCCTTGACCTGACTTTGCAGAACACCAAAGAAATGTTTGTCCTGTATGACGATTTCGGCAAGCTGACATTGAAGAACCTTGGTTCAATGTATGTTGGCGAACCGGGGGCATACCTGATGATTGATGAAGAAACCGGGGAAAATTTTGAATACACTTCCAGCATTGACAGCGACACATACAACAAAATCAAGCTGACCTATGACAATGAAAGCACGGGAAAGCGTGAAGTTTATATCGCACAGGACGGAAGCCATATAAACGAATGGGGCGTTTTGCAGTATTTCGATACCCTTTCCAAAGGTGAGAACGGACAGGCAAAAGCGGATGCCCTGTTGCAGCTTTACAACAAGAAAACCCGTAACCTGAAAATTGTGAATGCTTTGGGTGATACACGGGTTAGAGCCGGAAGCATGGTTGTTATCAATCTTGCTTTGGGCGATATGAATTTGAAAAATTTCATGTTGGTTGAGAAAGTGAAGCACACCTTCAAACTGGATCAACACTTCATGGATTTAACACTTAGAGGGGGTGAATTTGTTGCCTGATGCAGTTGAACTTTTGAAAACTTTGAAAAAAGCAGCGGTGGAAGCTGTTGAAGCAACAAAGCCTGTTCAAGTTTGTTACGGCAAGGTGACAGGCACTTCCCCGCTGAAAATCCTTGTGGATCAGAAACTTACTTTGGGTGAAGGGCAGCTTGTTCTTACCCGAAATGTGATTGATTACGAAATGGATATTTCCGTTAGTCATTGGACGGTAGCGGAAACGAAACACACCCACCCCGTAACAAGTGGCGGCACGGCAACCGCTACTTCCCATAGACACCAATATAAGGGCAAGAAGAAAATCACGGTTCACAATGCTTTGCAGAACGGCGATGCTGTTGTCCTTATCCGGGAACAGGGCGGGCAAAAATATATTGTGATTGACCGTATCAAGCCAATCCCGAAAACGGAAGGAGAGTGGGTATAAATGATTCCTTCTGTTACAGGATTTCTTGAACAGGACTTTGAAATTGAAACACAGCCAACCAACACCTATAAAATGGAGTTGGAAAGCAACCTGATCCGTGGATATACGGACGGACAGGAAGCGATGAAACAGGCTATTTTCAAAATCCTTTCCACGGAACGATACCAATATGTTATGTATTCTTGGAACTATGGGATTGAACTGATTGACCTGTACGGCGAACCCGTTTCCTATGTTTGCCCGGAATTGGAACGCCGTATCACAGAAGCCCTCACATGGGATGAACGAATTGAAAGCGTTGATAACTTTGAATTCGACACTTCAAAAAAGGGTGAAGTTTTGGTTACATTCACCGCACATACAATTTTCGGTGATGTAGCCGCTGAAAAGGTGGTGAATTTTTAATGTATGATGTGACCTATGAAGAAATTCTTGAACGAATGCTTGCAAGGGTATCTGACAAGTTCGACAAGCGGGAAGGTTCGGTTATTTTTGACACCCATTCCCCAACAGCGATTGAACTTCAACTTCTGTATGTGGAGCTGAACACCCTGATTGCGGAAGCCTACGGCGATAGTGCTTCAAGGGAATTTCTTATCAGGCGTTGCAAGGAACGAGGTATCACCCCGTATGAAGCAACAAAGGCAATTCTGAAAGGCGAATTCACACCGAAAAACATTGATGTTACAGGACAGCGGTTCAATATTAGTTCATTGAATTTCATTGTGCTTGAAAAAATCGCTGATGGTGAATATCAGGTACAGTGTGAAACCCCCGGCATTGTCGGAAATCAGCAGTTGGGAACAATGATCCCGATTGAATATATTGAAGGGTTGGAAACAGCGGAACTTACGGGCGTTCTGATTCCGGGTGAGGATGAAGAAGATACGGAAGATTTGCGAAAGCGTTATTTCGATTCCTTCAATGAAAAGGCGTTCGGCGGCAATGTTCAGGATTATCTTGAAAAAACGAACGCTATTCCGGGTGTTGGAAGCACCAAAGTAACAAGGGTTTGGAATGGTGACATTCGCCCCGCTGACATGATACCAACGGCAAAGGTGAAAACATGGTATGAAGGTATCATTGGAACGCTGGATCAGGAAGTTGCCCTTTGGCTTTC